TTTACCAAACTTATAGATTGACTGCCATGTAGAGATGATAACCCTCTTATCAGTAACCTTCTCCTTACCAGAGTAGATCTTATGACAGAACTCATCCACGTCATAACCGTAGTCGGAAAAGTCTTTGTACATCTGTTCAACCAGAGAGGTGGTTGGGACAATGACCAATATCTTCCCTTCGGTCACTTCATAACAATACCGGAGAAGATTGTATATAATGAAAGACTTACCACTACCCGTAGGACTCAACAGAAGACATCGTCTGTTCTCGACTCCATGTGCGATAGCCTTGTATTGATAGTCTCTAGGTTTGAAAGGAACGTCCAAAACCGACAAGAAGTCAATTAGAGCGGGGTGGTCGATATCTTCCTTAAATGAGGGTATTCCGTACACCTCATGTTCAAGTATCTCTAATTGATAAAAACGATCTGCACAGAAACGACGAAGGTGAGTATACAGACCCACATTCATTTGTTTCGAAACCATGTTATAAAGTTTAACCTTACCGTCCCAGTGTCGAGACTTGAAAGCGGGCATAAACTTATAGCCAGGCACGAAGAAAGAAAAGTATTCTCTTAACTCCTGTTCCTGTGCTGGATGTGCTTCAACCGCGAAGTAACTGTGGTTGACCATCCTGATTCGAATCTTGTTGTCTACGCTCATAAATAATCTTTGCTAACTCAATAACTTCTATATCAATTTTATGTCCTAGAAAATGCAGTTGTTCTGCTTTCTTTAGATCCTGTTCATCATACATTTCAATATCACCGTCTTACCTTTATAGATATACTTATATGTTCCTTAACCACCGGCTTCGAACTGACGCCACGATATCATGTTTCTAATTGTCTGGTGTCTCCACTTCAGAGTGTCAACTATATTAGTCAGGGTATCGATAAGTGTTTTGTGATAGATTACCTTCTCTTCAGATTTCTGAATCTCAGGATCAGCATCATAGTAGTATTCCATCTCACCCTTCAACATGCGCAGACCATTAAATGGGTCTAAATCCCACCCAGTCGCTAAGACCTCTTCTTGAGACATCTTTCCGTTGTAGTATAAGAACTTTTGTTTGAGTAACGTCTTCTGGATGTTTTCAGAACGTTTGAGTTGCAACTTGGCGAGTGCCAGATACTGCAAGTATTTTGCGTGTAACGATGGGGTTTGTCTAGACACCTCATCCAACTGATGTTGGGAGATGGGACAGTCTTCCTGCCATTCTTTAAGAACGGAGTCCAAATCAATCATAAAATATCCTTCAATTCAAGTAGTACTTATATGTTCATTATATCACGGATTTGTTATAAAATCAATACAATCTTTCCAATAATCTTCGTCATGCCCTAGAACATAACTGAGGGTCATCCGGTAGCAATTAGTCTTTGCGGAGTGATACACAACATCTCCAGACCCATATTCACCAAAATGACCGGCCTTGAGGTTCCATCCTTTATCGTCTTGAATGGTCACCACCTCTTGAGTCTTTGGGTCTACGTACTTAAACCAACCATCGCCATGCTCTGACCAAGTGAATATTAAGTTGTATGCAGAGGCATTTGCGTTATTATGCCAACCGATAAATCCACCAGTCGGGTATATGGTTGATAGCGCACTACTCTGAACACCCAACTCCTCGGTCAATCCATTGTTTAAATTATGCCAAGTCTTAGCATATTCTTCTGGGTGAGTACCGTTGTAGTGATCGGGTTTTATAGCATAACAAAATGAAGTCGATGCAGCACCGTCATGTTCTTCACCCATATCAATAATACGGTGCATCTCATCTTCACCCGTATAGTGATCCCCCATACCTTTCATTTCAGTGAATAGGCAGTTGTTGGTAATCTCTGGTTGATACAAATCTCGGTAAGTATAGCGAAAGTCTTCAAGAATATTCAGAACATTTTTATTCTTGATGGTAAACTTGCTTAGACTCATGATATGATGAATTCACTAAATCTAAAGGTAGCATCAAAGTTAATATATGTAACATCACCTGTTGTTGATGCAAATTCAATCGCACCCAACTGTGTAGGTATGCAGTTCTTATACTGGATCTTCGCACAAAAGTTATTATGGCTTGTTAGGACTATGACAGTTATATCATGGTACGGAGATTCTTCGGTGAAGACTCCGTCTTCCAACCATTTCTGAACTTCTTTGTATGCAGTTAAGTCTTCGTCTAGAATTAGACTGAGTGACAGTTCCCCGTAGTTTATAGAGTCGCCAGCTACTGGTAGTCCAGATTGGAGTCTAGGATTAGAAACCTCTGCGGCAGAAACTGTTGTGCCGGGATGTTGAACTGTCTGTGCGAAGAATTCTAAGTTACCATAGTGCTCGCGTTCTACAATGACGCGGAATCCGGTAGGTTGTAAAAAATTCTTGTTTTCAGTTATTGCCATGATATATCCTCTGGTTCACTGTATTTATACGGGTAATAAGTGCCATCCATGGCCGGCGTACTCCTTACTTACTTTGTTTCTTCGGGTGCTGTCGCGTCAGTGCCAGTTTTTACAGCAACATCTTTAATGAGGTTAGATGTTACGTCAAGGACACCTGCGGTCACACCAAAGACATCAGAACCGACACCTTTGATGATACCTCCCGTTCCGTCAATTGTTGCATCGACTGTAGAACAGGCAGACAGAAGTACCATCGCTGCAATCATTAGAATGCGCATAGGTCTCTCCTTATTAAGTACTTCCGGTTGTGGGTTCCATGTCTCACGGTTAGAGTGCGTATCACTTGATACACAGAACATCTTCCATGTAGTTATTTATAAGCATAAAAAAAGGGAGTCCGAAGACTCCCTTAAAACGACTAGGTATACCTAGTTCTATTTTTTATGTATCTTATACAGTAACCATTAGGTTATCGACACGGAAGATGCGGTAGTAAGTGTTAACGCCCTTGCTCGATGAGATATCCTGATTAGCATTAGCGCTAGTAACGAATGGGTTTGCAGCCATTCCGTAACGCGTCTTGAAACCAATCTTAGGCTGGAAAGTATCTTCAGATACTGCCTTAACCATTTGTAATGGAACATATGGGCAGTAGAACACACCTGCGTCATAAGCGTTAGAACCCTTATAACCAACAGTACAGTAGTCGATTGAGGCGTATGGATCGATATAGACTTTCATACGACCGTTTAGAGTACCAGCAAAAGTATTACCAGTATCGTCTACCTGTAGACCAGCGCCTACTTGATAGTCCAACTGACCAGAAGCAGCAAGTGCAGTAGCAACGTCTGATGAACAGATTACGATGTTACCCTTACCACGACGAGTCGTCTTAGCAATTTCGTTCGCTTCACGATCTAATTGAATTACTAGACCCTTGAACTTCTCAGCTGACCAACGGCCATCTGCGTCTGAAGTTAGATCGAAAACACCAGCGTTCGCGATTGATGCTTGTTGAGCACCTAGAACTGCCTGAGTGTTAACCGTACGAATTACTTCGCGGTTGATTTCTGCTAGGATCTCAGTTGACAAGATGTTTGCCAATTCTGTTTCTGCGTCAAGACCGTGGATTGCTTTAAGATCTTGTGCAAGTTCTAGAGAGTATTCTGCTTTAAGTGCACGTGACTTAGCAACAACAGATTGCTTCTCGATTGAGAAACCCATTTCTGCGAAGTCAGTACCACCAGCTTCACCGAGTGCTTCAGCAGCTGAAGTAGCGATTGGACGACCAGCAGCATCTAGCTCACGACCAAGACCAGTGGCCTCGTCGAATCCAGACATACCTGATGATTCAGCAGTTTGTGTACCAGTACCAGAGAATGCAGAGTTTGCTTCGTTGAATAGTGCTTCATCACCAGTCTGTGAAGTATAACGTGCTTTCATTGCAAAGATAAGACCAGTAGGGCCTGACATTGGCTGAACGCCACATACGTCATATGCCATTAGGTTAGGCATTGCACGGCGTACTAGAGAGATCAAAACTGGATCCCAGTTAGCAACGGCAGAACCAGTTGCGTTAGTTGGAGATTCTGCTAGGAAACCCTGTGAAGCAGCGCGTTCTTCGATCATTGCGCGTTCTTGGTTTTCTAGGATAGCAGCAGTAACTGCTTTACGGTGATGATCTGTGATCTTACCAGCTGATTCTTCGTTTAGTACTGGTGACCATTTTTCAATCAATGTGTCGTATGAATTATTCATTTTTTAGATTCCTTATTTCTTAGAGGTTTTTCTTAGAGCAGAGATGTAACCTTCCATCATAGAAGATACTTCGATTTCTTCTTCAGCATCGTCTGTGACGGCTGATTCTTCGAGTTGCTCAGGGATTTCTTTTGAAAAGTATGACTCTTTAACAGTAGTTACTTTTGCAGTGAATGTCTCTTCACTTTCAAATTCGACTGTTTCGAGAAGTCCTTTTAACTTTTCGGCTTGTGTGTCTGCTAATCCACGAGAAGCTTCAGCGATGATTGAATCACGCTTGTAAGTTTCTAGTTCTTCAGCAAGTGAAATTGCGTCACCAGTAGTTGAGTTTAGTTTTTCTTCTAACTCTTCTACTTGCAATGCTAATTCGTCAACTAGGTCTACCTTAGACTCTGGA